GGAGTTTTGACCGTTTGAATGAGTTGCCAGAGTGGTACACATACCTAGTTTTCCTTACAATATCTGCGGCACTAGGAATCAAAGGCGTGGATAAGTTTAGGAAAAAGTAATGGATGTTATTGCCTTAACAGAACATTTATTAAAAAACATACGTCAGCAAAAAGAAGATTACACTACAATGTTGGCGAATGGTGCGGTAGAGGATATGGAAAACTACCGATTTGTAGTGGGTCAAATACGCGGGCTGACTTACTGTGAAGAAGAAATAAAGTCTGCGATGAAAGGTGTCATTGAAGATGGCTAAAAAATTATTCGTGCCTGAAAGGGTTGCGGCAAATATGAAGTCTGATACGCCACAGACTAAAATCCCAACAGCGATTGAAAAAGCTCTACCAGAGCAAGAAGAAAACAAAAACACAGAAAACCCAGAAAATATGGATGTTTCTGCCCTTGAAAGATTACCAAACCCTGTAGGATACAGACTTTTGGTAATCCCATACTACCCTCCAGCTAAAACAAAAGGCGGCATTTATGTGCCAGATGCTACTCGTGACAGAGAGGCATTTGCAACAGTTGCAGCGTATGTCGTTAAGGTTGGCCCTGATGCATACAAAGACCAAGATAAGTTCCCTTCTGGCGCTTGGGCACATGAGAAATCTTGGGTTCTTATGGGAAGATATGCTGGAAATAGGTTCAAAGTGGAAGGTCTTGAGGTTCGTCTCATAAATGACGATAATATTATCGCCACTATACTTGACCCAGCAGATATCTCGTATGTATAAAAAAGTGGAGGGACATTATGGAAGATGTAATGAATCAAGAGCAGCAAGTAAAAGAAGAAGAAACCATCACTGTTGATGTGGAAGATTCTCAAGAAAAAGTAGAAATAAAAGAAGAACCCGAACAATTGCTCGAGTCTTCTGATGAGCCAGAAGCAGATGGAGCTTCTGATGAAGAGCTTGAGAGTTACAGTGGTAACGTACAAAAGCGTATAAATCAGTTAACCGCTAAACGTAAGCAGGCTATGGAAGAAGCTGAAGCTGCTTATCAGTACGCTCAACAGGTTCAGCAACAAAATGAGCAAATGAAAGCTCGCTTACAGCAGCTAGACCAAGGTTACACAAACGAATATGGGGCTCGAGTCGAGTCTCAAATGGAGCAAGCCAAAAAGCTTTTAAGAGAAGCTCGTGACATTGGTGATATAGACAAAGAAACAGATGCTGTGTCTTTGTTACAGCGGTTAGCTATCGAGCAAGAAAGAGTCCGTGTTCAAAAGCAAAATCAGCAAAGGACTGAGCAGCGGGTGGCTGTAGAGCAAGAGGCTCAAAAACAAAATGCTCCACAAAGCCAGCCTAATACCCAAAAACAACCTTTAGACCCAAAATTGGTTGATTGGATGGGAAAAAATGATAGCTGGTTCAACAAAAACATGGTCATGACTAATGGCGCAAAAGCAATACATGAACAGCTTGTAGGCGTTGAAGGTTTTGACCCAACCACTGATGAATACTACGCAGAGATTGATAAAAGAATGCGTGCAGAATTTCCTCACAAATTTCAGTCGCAACGGCAAAACGCCCAAGCAGTTGCGCCTGCGTCCTCTGGACGGTCTGCTAAATCAGGGCGGAAAAAGACGGTGGAATTAACACCAGGTCAGGTGGCTTTCGCCAAGAAGATGAATATTCCTCTTGAGCGGTACGCAAAAGAAGTCGCAAAACTAGATTCAAGGAGTGCATAATGGTTGACCGCGCAAGCCGGGATTCGCAAACCCGTGAAAAAACAGCGAGAGTAGAGGCGTGGCGTCCACCATCAACACTTGAAGCTCCTGAAGCCCCTGTCGGTTACAAACACCGCTGGATTCGTGAGTCTGTCATGGAATATGACGACAAAAATAACGTCCATAAGCGCCGCCGTGAAGGTTGGGAGCTTGTACGGGCGGAAGATTACCCTGATTTCGATGCACCTGTCATTGACGAAGGAAAAAACGCTGGCGTAATCGGCGTAGGTGGTTTGGTTTTAGCCAGAATACCTGAAGAGATTGTGGAGCAACGTGATGCACATTACCGTAGTGTCACAGAAAATCAAATGAATGCTGTAGATAGAGATTGGATGCGTGAGTCTAATGCGGCTATGCCCAAGCTCGCTCCACAGCGCTCAAGCAAAGTAACTTTTGGCTCAAAGAGCCAAAGCTAACCTCATAAGGAGAGTTCAAGATGGCAAATAAAGACGCCTCTTTTGGTCTACGTCCTGCACGGATGATGAACGGCTCTGCTTTCATGAACCAACAAAACCGTTATCGTATCGCTTCTGGTGATAGCACAGCTATCTTCCAAGGTGATCTGGTAGAGGCCTTAACTGCTGGCGTTGTTGCCCGCATGGCTGCTGGAGATGGTGGATTTGTTCTTGGTGTGTTCAATGGATGCCGTTACACAGACCCCACAACTGGGAAGGAAACTTTCTCAAACAGCTACCCTGGCTCAATTGCAGCTTCAGATATTGAAGCTTTCGTAATTGATGCACCAGATGTAGTTTACGAAATTCAAGCAGACGACACATTCCCTGTGGCTGACCTGTTTGGTAATTTCGACATCGTTGACCAATCACCTGTAGGTGATACTAGCTCAGGCATTTCTCGCATGGAGCTTGATGTCACTACTGGCGCAACAACTGCAACACTACCTCTGAAAGCGATTGACATTTCGCAAGACCCAGAGAACAGCGATGTAGCAAGCGCAAATACAAATGTGATGGTCGTTATCAATAACCACTTGCTGTCCGCTGGCACAACTGGCTTGGCATAAGGAGACTAGATAATGGCTATTTCAAGAGCGCAACTAGTTAAAGAACTAGAGCCAGGCCTGAACGCCTTGTTCGGCATGGAATACGACCGCTACGATGCGGAACACGCAGAAATCTACGACACTGAATCATCAGACCGTGCGTTTGAAGAAGAGGTGATGCTCGTAGGTTTTGGTAACGCTCAGACCAAAGCTGAGGGTGCGGGTGTTTCTTTCGACAGCGCTTCAGAAGCATACACAGCACGCTATACCCATGAGACAATCTCATTGGCATTCGCGCTGACTGAAGAAGCAATGGAAGATAACTTGTACGATCGCCTTGGCGCTCGTTACACAAGAGCATTGGCACGTTCAATGGCACACACAAAGCAGGTAAAGGCTGCTGCAACGCTTAACAATGCGTTTGACAGTAACTTTACTGGTGGTGACGGTAAGGAGCTTTGTGCTACTGACCACCCACTAGCTGGTGGTGGTACATTCCGCAACGAGCCTTCAACTGCTGCTGACCTTAACGAAACATCACTTGAGAATGCCTTAATTGACATCTCAACTTTCGTTGATGAGCGGAACATGATCATTGCCCTGCGTGGCACAAAAATGATTGTTCCACCACAGCTTCAGTTTGTTGCTGACCGTCTGCTTGAGTCTACACTGCGTGTAGGCACAGCCGATAATGACATAAACGCAATCAACAACATGGGTATGTTGCCAGAGGGTTACACTGTTAACCACTTCTTGACAGACCCAGATGCGTTTTTCATTAAGACAGATGCGCCAAACGGCTTTAAGCACTTTGAGCGTACCCCAATGTCTACAGGCATGGAAGCTGACTTTGATTCAGGTAACATGCGGTTTAAAGCCCGTGAGCGTTACAGCTTCGGATTTTCTGACCCGCGTGCAGTGTTTGGCTCACCAGGAGCATAACACGAACAATTGTTCTAAAAGGGCGGCTTCCATGTCGCCCTTTTTTATTGTATAGTTAAGCATCCCTGACAGTCGTATAGTGCGACTGACACTAGCCACGACAGGAGATTAAATTGGCTAACACTACTTTTAACGGTCCCGTCCGTTCAGAAAACGGGTTTAAAAACGTCATTAAAAGCGCCACAACTGGTGAGCTTACCAGTGAAATGACTCTTTCTGTTTATACCGCAACTGTAACAGTTGCTAACGGTGCTACAACAGGAAAAGAATCATCTATTGGTATTCCGTCAAACTTTATTCCAATGGGCGTTATGATTGCTGTAACTGGCGCAGCTTCCAATGCTGTTAACCTTGTTGATATCGGCACAGATGCTGATACAGACGGATTTGTTGACGGCATTACTGCCGCAGTAAACTCAACAGGGTTTAAAGGGTTCTTCCCTTGTAATGGTGTGCTAGGTATGTCTGGTGGAGCAACTACTGCTGCTACAGCCACCGCAGATGAGGTTGAGGTTGTAGTTTCTGGTGATCCAGGTGCTGACACAACAATAGTGATGAAGTTCATAGGCATTTCTAGCTCATCAGACGCTTCGTAGGAGGCTATTATGGCTGGTCCAGTAAAAGCCTTTAATCATGCACAAGGAGCATCTGCCGCAGTTGTTGGCCCTGCAAGGTCGAGAATACGTCAGATTGTGATATTTGCTGATGCAGCAGGCGCTTTCACAATAAAGAATGGAAGTGCTAGTGGAGAGGTTTTAATTACGCAAACTTTTCCTACAGGGCTTCATCATCTAAATATCCCTGATGATGGTATTATAGCTACTGACGGCGCATTTGTTGCAGCGTTTACAGGCTCTAGTAATCAGTTGACAATATTCTTGTCATAAGGAGTTGGCTATGGCTCGTAAAAGAGACAAGCAGCCGCCTAAAACAAAAAAGTATTTCCGCCCCACAAAGAAAGGGGCGGGAATGACTAAGGCTGGTGTTGCTCGTTATAGACGAGAAAATCCCGGATCTAAGTTAAAAACTGCTGTAACAGGCAAGGTTAAGAAGGGCTCTGCCGCTGCAAAAAGACGCAAATCTTTCTGTGCCAGAAGCGCAGGTCAAATGAAAAAGTTTCCTAAAGCTGCAAAAAATCCTAATAGTCGTTTGCGCCAAGCAAGGCGGAGGTGGAAGTGTTAAGTTTCAATACCTTAATTAGTGGCGCTACTTTAGCTTTTATTGGTTGGATAGCCTTTTCTGTTGTTGAGTTAAAAACAGAAACTGCTGTTATATCTGTAAAAGTAGACCAGAATCATAAGCTTTTAGCAGAACTTTGGGATTTTTACCTACAGGAGAGAGTAAATGCCGATATCGCGTGGGCAAATCGCAAGCCAAATCTCAAAGCCTCCGATGAAAGGTGATAAGAAGATGAAAAAAAGCAACCCTACCCCTAAAGGTTTAACTTATTTTAGAAAAGGTGGAGCGGCCTCAAAGAAGTCAAAAGGAAGTAAAATATGCCCGGAAGGTAAAGCTTGGGCAAAACGTACTTTTGATACATACCCAAGCGCATACGCAAATCTTGCGGCTTCTAAATACTGCAAAGACCCTAATTACGCTAAAAAGTCCAAAGGCGGTAAGCGTAAGGGTAAATAAATGGCAAAGAAAAAAGACCCTGTTGTTGGAACAGGAAAGAAACCAAAAGGAAGTGGAAGGCGTTTATATACGGACGAAAACCCTAAAGACACTGTATCTATAAAGTTCGCTACGCCTGCGGACGCAAGAGCAACGGTGGCTAAGGTTAAAAAAATAAAAAAACCATTTGCTAGAAAGATACAAATACTTACAGTTTTAGAGCAAAGGGCAAAAGTTGCAGGAAAACCTGAACAGGCAAAAATAGCTAAAGCTGGAAAAGAAGCAATACGCAGACAACAAGGAAAGGCCTGATGGGAGAGTTAAAAAAATGGTTAAAACAAGATTGGGTTCGCATTGGTACTGATGGAAGTATCAAGGGTAAATGCGGTACATCTAAAGACAAGAAAAACCCAGATCGCTGCTTACCGTCTGCAAAGGCTAGAAGCCTCTCAAAAGCTGAAAGAGCATCTACAGCACGAAAGAAGAAGAGAGCGGGAGCAAAAGGCAAGACAGTGGTATCTAATACAAAACAAGCTAAAGTCAGAAACCTTGAAAAAGGAGGGCCAGTTAAGAGGCCTTTCAGGGGTAAAAAGGTGGCTGGCACGGCTGTTGCTAGGGGATGCGGTGCAATAATGGCTAACCGTAGAAAACGCACAAAAGGTGCAGTAACTCAGTCATAAGAAGAAATGACATGTCTTTGGAGGAGAATATTAAGAATGAAATACGTCTCTGGTCCAAAGAGGCGTTAGAAAAACCTAATGAAAATTACAACAATATGCCTGCCTGTCCTTTTGCTAAAAGGGCATGGGCTGATGATCGTGTAGGTTTTATCTTTAAAAAAGATGAGTCCTTTGATGTTTTGTTTGAAGCAATTTATGGGTGGGATGATAGAAAAGATGTAATCATTCTTATAGATTTTAACTATTTGGATGTTGATGATTTGTATCAATTTATGGACATACTTAATCAGTCTTTATCTGAGGATGGCATAGATATGTTTGTTATGGGCTTTCATCCTGAATCAGATGAAAACGAATTACTTGAAAACTCCCTTGAGATGACGAATGACAATTCTTATGCTATGATATTTCTGCAACGCTTGACAAAGCTACAGGAAGCCTCGAATGTCTTGAGAGAAAAGGGATATTACGATGTCTGCCAAGATTATTACGAGAACGAACCTTTGTATGAATTAAGAGCCGAACTTTATAGGAGATTAAGATATGGCTGATACTAAGAAAGTTACCCCTCAAATGTCTGCTTCTGCTTTAAAAAAGCTGGCAAAAGAAATGGGTTTTGAACTTAGTAAAGTTCAAAAAACTGTTGATAAAGTACAACCTAAAAAGCCAAGAGGCATGAGAGGTGGTGGTGCAGCCAAGAAAATGATGCGTGGCGGCGCCGCAAAGAAAATGATGCGTGGTGGTGCGGCAACAGCCAAAAAGAAGCCATCTATGATGCGTGGTGGCGGTATGGCTAAAGCTAAAAAAATGATGCGTGGTGGCAAGGTTAAGAAGTAATGGCTGTTTCTGGCTCAACAGATTTTGAATTAGATGTAGCAGAGTACATTGAAGAAGCTTTTGAGCGTTGTGGTTTAGAAGTTAGGACAGGTTATGACCTAAAAACAGCCAAGCGCTCAATGAACCTCATGTTTGCAGAATGGGCAAACAGAGGTCTGAATCAATGGACTATTGTTCAACAAACTCAAACTGTTACAAAAAGCACTGCTTCTTATACTTTAGGAGCTAATGTAATTGATATTCTTTCAATGTCTTTACGACAGGGCACTGGCACAGATCAAACCGACTTTACGATGAGTAGAATTAGTAGAGATGATTATCTGACAACCCCAAACAAAAATACTGAAGCTAGGCCAACTCAGTTCTTTGTAGATAGACAAATTACACCTGTCATAAAAATATGGCCTACGCCAGATAATTCCACTGATATTTTGGTTTTTGACGCTCTCACCAGACTGGATGATGCTGATAAATCAACAAATACTGTAGAGGTTCCATTTAGATTCTACCCCTGTCTTGCTGCTGGATTAGCTTACTACATATCCATGAAACGCGCTCCCGATAGAATACAACTTTTGAAGGCATCTTATGAAGAGGAATTTGAGCGTGCGTTAGCAGAAGACAGAGACAGGGCTTCATTTAATGTAAGTCCAAATTTAAGTTTTTATAGGGTTTCTTAATGTCACGGTTTGCCGCAGGAAAATATGCTTATGGGATATCTGACCGTTCTGGTTTTAGGTATCGTTTAAAAGATATGCGTATGGAATGGAACGGTTTTCTTGTTGGAAAAGATGAATATGAGCCTAAACATCCTCAACTCGACCCCAAAAGAAGACCGACAGACCCAGAAGCTATTAAAAATGCTAGACCTGATCCTCGTACAGAACCTGAAGTAATTCGTTTATTAACGCCAAATTGTTTTAAAAGTGGGGCAATTGGCTCTTCAGTAATTACTGTAACAGAGTTTTCTCATGGCAGAACTACAAACAGCGCCGTAAGATTTAGAAATGTAAGTGCTTTTGATGGATTTTCGCAAACTGTATTAGAAAATTCTCTTGGTTATATAATAACTGTGCTTGATGAAAATAGATACACATTTGCGGTGACTACTGGTTCAGCAACACTAGGGAACACAAGAGGTGGTGGTGAAAATGCAACAGCAGGCCCAGGAACGGCAACTGCTCCAACAGCTTCTCCAACTTTTGACTCTACTGGAACTACACTTGATTCTACAAGCAATACTTTTGACGAGGCTTAAATGGCAAAACAAACAGTAGGAATTGGCTCATCTGCAAATGACGGCACAGGCGATAGCTTACGAGCTGGCGCAGATAAAATTAATGACAATTTTAATGAAATCTATGCTGCGTTAGGAAACAGTTCTAGTGTGCTAACTGACATCATAGACGCAAACGGTCTTTTAGATGTTAGTTCTGGCGCAAACAAAATTGTTTTTTATTATGCGGCCTTGACTGATTTGCCAAGCGCATCAACCTATCATGGCGCAGTTGCTCATGTTCACGCAACTGGTGGGCTGTATTTTGCTCACGGCGGTAATTGGATACGACTTAATGATGAAGTTAGCGGCCCAACAACCACATACACAACGACAGCAGCTACGGGTTCTGCCTACACTTTTTCTGGCCCAGGTGCTACCGCTGGTAACAACCCTAACTTTACTTTTTACAAAGGCCATACTTATCTGATTGACAATACTTCTTATGTAAGTAGCCACCCCTTGCAGATACGAACTTCGGACGGAGGTTCTGCTTTTACAACAGGAGTTACGGATAACTATAATAGCACCACTGGGCTAACTCAGTTCATTGTGCCACATGAGCCTAGTGACACTTCGTTGGTGTACCAGTGTACTGTTCACAGCAGCATGGTTGGAAACATAACAATAGTATAAGTGAGTCAACGGAATGTCATTTACTTACACACAACTAAAACAAGCCATACAAGACTTTTCTGAATACACAGAAACATCTTTTGTTACGAATTTGCCTGTGTTTATTCGTGGTGCAGAAGATCGTATTTTCACTATGGTGGACTTGGAGTTGTTTCGTAAAAACGCAACATCCGCTCTTACTGTAGACGATCCTTATCTAACACTGCCGACTGATTACTTAGCGTCTTTTTCTTTTCAAATCACAACAGCTTTAAACAAAGAATTTTTGCTTCAAAAAGATGTTAATTTTGTGCAGCAATATACGATTGACTCATCTTCTACAGGCAGGCCAAAGTATTATGCTGTTTTCGATGTTGACAACTATATTGTTAGTCCAACTCCTGATCAAAACTATACTGTTGAACTTCATTACTATTATCGCCCTGTCAGTTTAACTGCTGGTGCTGATAGCGGTACAACATGGTTGAGTTCTAATGCCCCAAACGCACTTCTTTACGGTTCTTTGGTAGAAGCGTATACTTATATGAAAGGCGAAGCTGATATGATGCAACTGTATGAACAAAGGTTTGGTCAGGAGATTCAGCGTTTGAAAGACTTGGCGGAAGCCAGAGAGAACTCTGACGCATATCGCAGAGGCTTACCTGATAGGCCAAGGACTTAGGAGTAAAAAATGGCAACAAGTAATGCAGCAACCACTTATCTTGAGAATAAGTTACTAAACTTTATTTTCAAAAATAACGCTGGTTCTTTTTCAACCCCCGGTGACAGCATTTATCTAGGGTTAGCTACCGCAGTTTCTGACGCTGAGGCTGGAAGTGTAACAGAGGCTAATTTTACCAACTATGCAAGACAGCAGATTGCAGCGTCTGGTTGGACTGTTACGTCAAGTAGTGCAGATACACAGACAGCTAAAAATGCTGCTGATGTATCCTTCCCTGCATCTGGTGGGACGAATAACACAATCACACATGCGTTTATCGTTGATGCTGCTTCTTCAGGCAATATCTTGTTTGTAGGTGCGCTAGACGCAAACAAGACTATTGAAAGTGGCGATATCTTCAGGGTTAATGCAAACAACCTAACAATTGAGTTGAAGTAAACATGGCAGGTCAGTTAATTCTTGCTGATAGAGTAAAAGAAACCACCGCTACAACTGGCACAGGCACATATACTTTAGCTGGTGCGGTTACTGGTTTTGATAGCTTTGCTGAAGTTGGTGATGGTAACTATTGTTACTATTGTTGTACTGACGGCACTGATTTTGAAATAGGGGTTGGTAAATACACTGCTTCTGGAACGACTCTTGTAAGACAATTTGTGTTAAAAAGCAGCAATACAGCTACAGCAACGGCTGATGTAAACGGTGCTGTTGAGTATTCTTACACATTAAATGTGGATAATGTTAGCGGAACAATATCCCCCAGTATGAGAATTAGAGGGAGCAGCGTAAATCCTCTTCCGCAAATTGTTTCTAGCATAAGCGGAACTACTATAACTTTACTGACTAGATCAAATACTACTGCGGATGACACAGGCGGCACATTTGCCGACAATGACTCTCTTACTTTTACTGATGGAAAAGTGAATTGGGGGTCTGGTTCAAAAGATATTTTTGTTACTTTGCCTGAAGAATCTCAGGGTGGTGTTGTAGATTTAATGTATTCTGACGCCTCCAATCAGTATTACGACGGGGGGAATATCGCTATCGGCCCTGGTGCGATGGCAGACTTTATTGATACTGAATATTTAGGTGGGCAGTCTGTCGCAATCGGTGTAAATGCATTAAAGAAAACCAGTTCCACTACGGGCGCATATCCTTTCGGGGTAGCCATAGGTTTTGAAACGGCTCAAGAAAACCTTACGGGCAGAAACATGACCGCAATTGGTGCTTTTGCTTTAAAAAACGACACTTCCAACAACAACACTGCGGTTGGTATGAGAGCAGGAGAAAGTCATACAACAGGGAGCAACAACACTTATATCGGTCATCTTTCTGGCCCATCACAGGAGAATGGCACTGGCGATGGAGCATCGCATAATGTTTCCGTTGGTGTTCAAGCCTTAGAGGACCTTACTAGTGGTGATTACAATGTCTGTATAGGCAACTTTGCAGGAACCGATATTACAACAGCAAGTCAATCTGTACACATAGGTCGAAGAGCCGGAGACTATGTAACCACAGCAAATGATACGATAGGTATTGGTTATAGCGCAGGAGCCGAATCAGGCACCAATAGCATTAGTATAGGTTATCAAGCTAATAGCAGCACAAGTCAAAATCAAGGTGGACTCGGTAACATATGCATAGGTTATCAAGCTGGGGATGCTATCACGACTGGTGATTATAATATTTTAATGGGTTATGCTGCCGATATGCCGAGAGGTTACTACGTTCGTTCTGTTGCTATTGGCTATGCAGCCGACTGCAACGGCGATGATTGTGTAAATATTGGCACTAATTCAGGGGGTGCTGTAAGTTCAAGCTATACAGATGGTGACAATAATGTAGCCATTGGAAGCTATTCTCACTATGGAAATGGTAGAGGTGATGCCAATATCAATATAGGAGTGAACACAAGTAGAGCTTATTACACTACTTCGGGTGAGAACATCTCTATTGGCTACCAAGCGTCCTATTATTTGAACGGCGCGCAATGGTCAACAAATATCGGATCTCAGGCTGGCGAACAAGATCAAAATTCTTACGGTTCAACAAGAATTGGATATCGAGCGGGTCGATACTATAAGGGTAGTTACGGCACCTGTTTAGGATACAACGCTGGTTCTACAGGCACCACTACATACAGTGGTAATGGTATTATAGCCATTGGATTT